GAAATAGAACAAGAAGAATTAAAAGCAAAAGAATTATTTGATTCAAAAAAGAAAAACGGAGATTATCTTGTTTGATAAGGAAATATTCAAAAAAGAGATGAGAGTAATGGAGGCAATTGCTCGATTACGTGAAATGAAATATAAAAGTTATGTCTGTGATGAATTCAAAAAAAATGGTATTAATACACCAAAAGACCATCTATTTGAAGATAGAAATTATCGTGACACGCTTTATGCATCAGATTTAATAAAATCTATTGAAAAAAAAGGACCCGATATAACTGTTTTTACTTGGGATCACAAGATAAAACAATTTGAAAAACAAGTTTTATAAATAAAAGAAGGGAGAGCATGAAGAAAGAACTACCACTTAAAAAAAGATCACCACGTCTAGAAAGTCGCAAGATACTCATGGACCAGTCCTACATCCAAATAGACTGCCCGTTCTGCTACGGTGAAGAAACACTCACTATTAGCGATAAAAATAAAATCTACTGTTTTGAATGCAAAAAAGCCTCCGACTTCGAATCCCTCATGAAAGAAGAATGGTTTCTCCTCAAAAAGGAAGTAAATGACGAAGAAAACAAATCTTCAGAATAACACCAAACCGAAAGATAGCGCAAAGCCGCGTTATCCAGAGAAAGACTACAATATGGTCTATGGCTTTAAGTCGATTCCATTCTCTAAAGAACGACTCGATGACATAGCTGAAGATTTAATGAAATGGGCTGACACTGACGAAAAAGCACTCAAGCTTAATCTCTTTTTGCGTAAGAATAAAATAAGCAGAACAAAATGGTATCAATGGATTAAAGAAAATGAAAAATTAGCTGAAGCCCACAGATTCGCACTTAATTGCATAGGCGATACCAGAGAAATAGGCATGCTTGAACGTCGTTATAGAGAAAAAGGCGTTATTTTCATGATGCCACATTACGACGAAGATTGGGCAATCAGAGAACAAGAACAGTCTAAACTTAAGCAAGATCCTGAACAGAAACCTACGACAGTAAAAGTAGTGATGGAAGACTTTAGGAAGAAAGAAGAAAAATGAAGCATGATTGCAATGTTGATCGTCCTGTTCTCCAAGAAGGAAAATTCGTTCATTACATAAGTTGTTATCAAGAAAAAGAAGATTCTCCGCTTATATTGAGTTGTAGCGATTTCGATGTTGAGGTAAAATTCTGTCCGCGTTGCGGGTATTCGCCAAAGAAAGAACCTGATGTTTCAAAATCTTAACGTCGAGACTCAAGTTCAACTTGATAAGTTTAAGCCGAGAGATTACCAGCTCCCTCTTCTTGATGCTTTAGAAAACAAGGGGTACAAACGTGCCATAGCGGTGTGGCCAAGAAGATGTCTTTCTGGGGAATCTCATATTCTTATGGCTAATGGTTCTTTTATGCTACTTAAAGACATTCAGGTTGGCGATGAAATAGCTTCTTGGGATGGTGAAGCAATTGTGTCTGATAAAGTTAAAAATATTTGGAAAACAGAAGCAAAAAAGACAATCAAAATTAAGTCTATTGGTTATAAACCACTCATCACATCTGAAGATCATCTATTTGCAGTAACTGGATTAATGGCTGGCAAACTCACTCCAATCTTATGGAAAAAAGCATCAGAAATACGCAAAAACCATTGTCTATTAAATGTTTTTGATAAAAGATGTAGAGTTATAGGAGACTGGAATGGATGCAATAAAGTCTTTGTGAGTAAATTAGATGGTCCCATAGAGGAACTTTATGATCTAGAAACAGAAATTCATCATAACTTTATTGCTAATGGCTATGTCGTTCATAATTCTGGTAAAGATCTTGTTGGATTTAATTATTTAATTCGTTGTGCATTACGTAAAGTAGGCGTCTACTACATTATCTATCCGACATATGCTCAAGGAAAAAAAATTCTCTGGGATTCAATGACGAATGATGGTGTTCGCTTCCTAGATTACATACCTCCTGAACTCATTGAGTCTACGAACTCTACTGAAATGAAAATAAGACTTATTAATCAAAGCTTAATCCAAGTTGTGGGCAGCGATGATCCTTCTCGTCTTGTTGGTACTAATGCAATAGGTATGATTTTCTCAGAGTATGCCCTTCAGGATCCACGTGCCTATCAGTTTATGCGACCTGTATTAACTGCAAATGACGGCTGGGCGCTATTTTTGAGCACGCCGAGAGGTTACAATAACTTGTGGGAACTATATAACATAGCTTTGGCTAATCCTGATTATTGGTTTTGTTCTAAGCTTACTGTTAATGAGACGGGACACATAGATCTAGCAGATATACAGCGCGAAAAAGACTCTGGTGAAATGTCGGAAGATTTAATTCAACAAGAATATTTTACATCGTTCTCGCTTGGGATTGAGGGAAGTTACTATACGAAATACGTCGATAAAGCTCGTCTTGATGCACGTATTGGCATTGTGCCATACGAGTCTGGATTAAAAACAAATTCAGTGTGGGACCTCGGAGTCAGGGATAGTACTAGTATTATTATCTTTCAGGTTGCGGGTCAGACAGTACGCATAATAGATTGCTATGAGAATTCTAAAGTTGGACTTGAGCATTATATTAAAGTCTTGGAGCAAAAAGCTCATACTCAGAGTTGGATTTGGGGTAAGCACTTTGCCCCGCATGATATTGCCGTTAAAGAATGGGGAACTGGTATGACCCGTATAGAAAAAGCTAAACAACTTGGTATTAATTTTACCATTACGCCCAATATACCAGTTGAAGACGGTATCGAAGCCGTTCGTTCAGCGTTTAATAAGTTCTGGTTTGATGAACAAAAATGTAAACCTTTAATTAAAGCTTTAGAGAATTATAGACAAGAATGGGATGAGAAAAAAAAGGTTTATAAAGCCAATCCACTTCACAATTGGGCGAGCAATTTTTCAGACAGTTTTCGGTATCTTTGCGTGAATTTACCAAGACTTAGAGAGGGATTAACGCCCGAAGAATTAGATAAAAGACATAGAGAAGCTTTATACGGAGATAATAGCAACATTCCTGCAGCTTTTAGGGATCCGCGTGAATACTACTAAGAGAAAGAAACGTAAACCAGTTTGTCCTTGCGGCCATTTTCCTATCTATCTTTTTGGACGAGTCCAGTGTATTAAAAGTTATAAAGTTTGTGTTAACGAAAGAAAGAAGTAATATGGAATCGAGAACTAAGTACATTGTTTGGGGTTGTTTAGGTTTGTTCTTTTTGATTACTTTATTTGATTCTTATTATGTTATTGATCCTGGTTATACAGCCTTACAGATAAGAATGGGGCGCATTGTTAGAGCTAATACCGAGTCAGGTATTTATGCAAAAATGCCATTTATCGACAGTGTAATTTATATCAATAATCGTATATGCAAACAAATAATAAAGACATCCGCACTATCCAAAGACCTTCAAAGCGTTACCGCTGAAATCGCTATTAACTATCGAGTTAGAGATGCTATTAGTCTTTATAAATCAGTAGGTACAGAATTTGAAACTATTATTCTTGATCCATATTCACAAGAAAGTATTAAAGCGATAGTTGCTCGGTTCACTGCTGAAGATTTAATTAGGACACGCGATATAGCTAAGAATGAGGTATTTAATGCGCTCAAAGAACGTCTTGACCCTATTTTTATTTCTCTTATCGATTTCAACTTTGTTCATCTTGATTTTACGGATCAGTTTATACACGCAGTTGAAGAAAAACAGATTGCCGAACAGACTGCAAAGACTGCTCATAATCTCTCCGAACAGGTAAAAGAATTAGCTTTACAGACGAAGATGAAAGCTGATGCTGAAGCTTATTCTTTAAATGTTAAAAAGAATTGCACAACGCCAGAGATTATTGAACTAAAAAAAATAGAGAAATGGGATGGCCATCTGCCTAAATATTACGGAACATCACTTCCTTTGATGTCGGTATTAAATAAGTGAAAGGAGAAATAGTGTTTGAAATCTTTAAGAAGAAGATGCGTGATTACTTTTGGGAGTTTCATGAACACAAGCACAAAGCACAGCACCCCGATATTGCAACGATAAAGGCCCATATTGAACGAGAAGCTCTTTGCAAGGATCATCTAGCAATTTCTGCGTTAAAGCATGAAATCTTGCGTCTTGATGCAGAATTAGAGCAACTGCGTGAACAAGTAGCCGAACTAAAGAAGTATCAGGAGTTTAATAAGTCAGCTGTTATTCTTTTGGATCGAAAGGCCTGAGATGCTAAGTGATTTAGAGTTTGAAAGGCCAGGCTATAAAACACGTCATGTTTATTGTCATCTCGATGAAGAGACTTATGATCTGGTAGAAAAAACTCGTTTTGAGATGGGCCTGAAGCGTTCTACATTTATCCGGTATATAGTTACTAAATACGTTGGTGGAAATGCGACGACTTTTGAAGATGAACGTACACGAGTTTGTAGAAAAGTTTATTCTCGCCAAGAACAAGCTGTTCTTAACGTTATTAGAGAACGGGAAAAAGAAGATGTTTGCAAAGATTAAGAATATGATTAAAAAGTCTTCGAAGATATCTGAAGTAAAAAAAAAAGAGGCATCTAAGAACAAAAGTAAGCCTAAAAAAGAAGCTATTAAGCCTATTACCGACACTGCTCGAGATGCTGAGGTTTCTACCCCTAAGAAGACTGCCAATCGTCGGAAACTATGCCCTACTGATAAGCATGATTGCATGGCTTATCAGCTTACTAATCGAATGGTTTGTATGGTAGAAGAGTTTGAACAGAATATTAAACGCATCGAGAATCATCCTAATCTTAATGCTCAGACTAAACTTGATATCCAGAATTATATAAACAAGAATATTGTTACGGCGATCTGGGCGCTAGCTCCTGCATTTGATTTGCTTGGCGAATACCCTCGCATTAAAACATTTAAGACGATTTATACTAAATCAACGAATAAAGGCGCTCCGGGTGTACTGAAAGAAATTAAATATATATGAAACAATTCAAAGTATTATTGGGTAAAGTTATAAAAAAAGTACATATGATTGGTGATAATATATTAATTTTTGAAGATTTAGACAGACTTTTTTTCTTTAAAGTTCTTGGAGAATGTTGTTCTAGTTCTTGGGTCGAGCATTTTGCAGGAATAGAAAATCTTTTAAATAGCACGATTTTAGATGCTGAAGCGATTCCTCTTAAGGATATAGCCGATAACGAAGATGAATGTTTGAAATTTTATTCTTTTAAATTCCGAACCGATAAAGGTTATATTGATATAGAATTTAGAAACTCTTCTAATGGTTATTATGGTGCCTTATTTGTATATGAACCAGATCTTACGTCTTGGGATAAAGTAAATACTTGGCTTAATGATAGAAATGTTGATGAACCGATAGAAAATATCGAAAAAGATTTCTAAAAACAAATAACTTGATTCCTAACATACGCGATTCTACAATTGATAGTGGTTACCTAATGCTTTCGGAGAGTAGTTAATAAAAAAAGGTGAGTAGTATGCCATTATTTCCAGATATCGGTCCGCAATTCTATTCTGAAACCGACCGAGATATAAAACAACGCATGGAAGCCTTCTATGCTGAGGGTATTTCAATCAATCAATCTTTTTGGGCAGAGGCTGATACCGATTTAAGATTTTATGTAGGTGATCAGACACTCTGGAACGATCTTGGCTATGGCAATCTTCCAGCTAATCGCCGTCGCCAGTTCAACTTTAATCGTATCAAGCGTGTTGTTTCTATGATTTCTGGTCATCAACGTAGAAACCGTAAATCTACAATCGTTGTTCCAGTAGAGAACTCAGATGATCAGACGGCAGACCAATTAAGCAAAATACTCATGTGGAACGATCAGCAAGAGCAAGTTTTAGAGACAATATCTGAGGCTTTTGAGGGCGCACTTGTTACTGGCATGAACCTCTTGCAGGTTTGGGTCGATTACCGGAACGATCCTATAGCCGGCAATATTAAAGTCGACAATTGTTCTTATAACGGTTTTCTTATAGATCCGTTCTTTCGTAAACCGGATCTCTCTGATTGTAATGGTTTATGGAAGCGTTCGTTCTTAACCCGCCGAGAAATACTCTCTTTACTTCCCGACCGAGCTAAAGACATACTTGAAATAGGGGGTGAATATAGCCGTGACGACAAGTTTCAGTTTATGCCAGAGACTTATGGATTTGGGCAGAAGAATCTTTTAACCTATGACGAATATTACTACCGTACATATCGTACGCAAAAATTATTATGTGATACTCAGACCGGTGAAACAATCGAGTGGAAATCCCAGGACGAAGAGCGTTTAAAGCTCTTTATGCAAAGATATCCAACGGTAACCATGATCGAATCAGAAGTACCAACGGTTAATGTTGCAATACTCGTCCAGGGCAAAGTTATGTACCACGATCGTAATCCATTAGGCATAGACAATTACCCATTCGTTCCTGTCTTTGGGTATTATCATCCTGAGTCACCGTATTTTAATTATCGTATTCAAGGCGTTGTTCGCGGCCTTCGCGATGCTCAATATCTTTACAATCGGCGTAAAGTTATAGAGCTTGATATTTTAGAAAGCCAAATCAATTCTGGGTGGGTCTATAAAGAAAACGCTTTGGTTAACCCTAAAGATGTGTTTCTTTCAGGTCAAGGCCGCGGACTCGCACTTAAAGAAGATGCTCAGATGACCGATGTTCAACAAATATTACCCCCACAGATCCCGCCATCGATGATCCAGTTATCTCAGATACTTGGTGAAGAAATTTCCCAAATATCTGGCGTTAATGAAGAATTACTTGGGTCAGCAGTAGACGATAAAGCTGGTATACTTTCTGCGTTGCGGCAAGGCGCAGGTCTCACTACCTTACAGGGTCTTTTTGATCAGCTTGACCAATCTCAAAAACTCCTAGGCAAGCTTAGATTAGATATAATTCAGGCTAATTTTACTCCTGGCAAAGTACAACGCATTGTTACTGAACAACCTACCGCCCAATTCTATAATAAAGCTTTTGGTAAATATAATGCAGCGGTCGAAGAAGGGCTTAATACAACAACGCAAAAACAAATGCAATTCGCTCAGCTCATGCAACTCAAAGAAATGGGCGTACCAGTTCCTAACGATACTCTTCTTGAAGCATGCACATTACAAGACAAGAAGAAACTGGTCGAACGCATACAACAACAAGAACAACAACAATCTCAAATGCAACAAATACAACTCGAATCTGCGATGGCTGAACAGAAATCTCGCACAGAATTAGCTCATTCACGTGCCGTTGCTGATCAGGGACTTGGCTTAGAACGCTTGAGCCGTATACAAGAAAATAAAGCACTCGCAGTCGAGCGACAAGCAGCTGCAGTCAGAGACGAAGACATCGCATTACTTAACTTGGTGAAAGCGCTTAAAGAAGTAGACAGCATGGATCTGGAACATTTGAGCACATTATTACAAATGCAAAACATGGTTAAAGGGCAAGTTGAAACAGTTAAGCAAGAAGCAAATAAACAGGAGATGCCAATGAGACAACCACAACAACCACGATCTCAGCCGCAAGTGATGGCGTAATGAAAATAAAACTTAAAGATATAGAGGCGGGGGGGGATGTCTCGCCCAAAAAGCCAAAAAAAAAAAGAGAAAAGTGAGCGGGTATATACCCATATACCAACCGAAGACATCCCGTATGCAAAAGAAGAGTTCACCAAGTTTATAGATCGTGATTATGACAATGAAGAACAAGAGGACTAGTTTTTTATTAGAAGGATTAAATATGCAAGCAGTAGATAGAAATGTACTGGAAAATGCACTCCAAGCTATGCTTTTAAGCGTGCTTAATGAGCTTATACATCATCAGATTAAAGGAATCAAGTTGCTTAAGAGAGCAGTAACAGAAACAGGAACTTCTATTCTTGCTGAAATAGAAGCTTATTTTAATATGCTTAAACCTTTACTTAACCTTTTGAAGCCATTATTCCAGTTAGCTCGGCCTTGGCTTGTTGCTAATTATGCTTTTTTGGTACCAGTATTTGATTGGGCGATGTCAATGTGGTCAGAAATCTTTGGGCAGCCTGCATGAGTAAGCTTTTAACAAATCAAATGATCTTTGCTCAGAACATTGGCAAGCTTATTTATTTTGTTTTTGCCAATGAACGGTCTTGTACTTTGGGTGAAGTATATAGAACGCAAGAGCAAGCTAATTGGTATGCAGCTCATGGCATGGGTATAACTCATAGCCAGCATTGTGATCGATTAGCTTTAGATCTTTTTTTGTTTTCTGGGAAAGATAAGTACTTAACAGAGTTTTGCGATTACGAACCATTTGGTCTTTATTGGGAGAGTTTGCATCGGCTTAATCGTTGGGGTGGACATTTTAGCAAGCCCGATGTCGATCATTTTGAGATGAGGGATTCTTAATGAATATTTACGCATTAGTTATAGCTGTTGCTGGTTTAACTCCTGGTTCTCAAGATGGAACTTCGCTTTATCTTGATACAACATTTACTTATACGAGCGAGATAATCGGTGATCCATATGAAAAGATTATTAGCCTTGCTCATAAGAAATTATCAGAGAAATATGGACCAATAGATTTTAATGCTGGGCTTTATGTCGATCCCGAATGGGGGCTTGATAAGAACGATGTAGATAAACTAATAGAACAACAAGAAAAGACTCGTCAAGAATTGTTAAAAAGATTAAATATTAAAGAAGATCTAGATACTTATTTTATGCCGAGATCACTTCCTTCAGATATTGATCTTGAAAATCTTGATTTGACAATTACTAAAGATACGCTCAATAGAGAACTTAAAATAACCGGGTCTGAACTTGAAGTTATAGATGGTTTTATTGCTGTAGAGTGTAACCCAGAGGATTTGCCATGAAGGCTAAAGAAATTAAGAAAAATTACGAAAAAGAAGAAAAAAGACATGAGAAAAAATATAAGAAAGAAAATACGCTTCATGAGAAAAAACATCGCGTAGAACTTAATGAAGCACTTACATGTGATAAGAAAAAAAAGAAGAAAAAATAAGCCTACGCAGATGTACTGTGTGGGTAGTTAGAGGCCTAATGACCTTGCGGAGTACGAAAGTACTGACCGTAGTTACTACCTAGGAGATACTATGCCACGTTATCATGGTTCCTATGAAGGCGTTGATGAAAGACGCAAACAAGAACATGCAGATGGAGAAATGGCTCCATCAGGACAAGGTTCATTTGCGAATATGCCAGAGACGCTTGTTATGAGCATGTATCCTAAAGTACATGAACACATGCCTGAAGATTTGAATGATGGCAGAACAGGTGTTGATAGACAAATCAGCTTGGACGACAGCATCAAGCACAAGCATATGCACGCAAAAAAAATCTAAGCATAATGTAGGTTGGCTTACATTAGAGTTAAAAACACTCACTCTAATGTAAGCCGCCTTACACTAGGGAGCATATATGGCATTAGGTAAGCGCGAAGATAAAGCGCAAAAGATTTTTGACAATATCGTTGGTCCTGCATCAAATCAGGTAGGCGATAAACCTAAGAAGAAAAAGAAATCAAAGGCGGAGCAAAAGCTTCACTTTGAAGAAACAAGACGCGTATAAAAAGATCTTCTTTCTTTTGACGGGCTCCAAGATCCTACCGGCTCGGGGGCCCGTTATTAAATAGGAGATTGCATTCAAATCTCCCAACCGTTATTAAAGAGGAATTAAAATGGCAAAGAAAAAAGAAACTAAAGGTAAGAAGAAAATTGAGACCGTGATGCATGAGTATAAAGAACATAGCTTGAAATCTGGTTCAAAGAAGGGCCCTATAGTAACAAATAAGAAACAGGCTCTCGCGATAGCTCTTAGCGAAGCACGCAAAGAAGGCGCCAAAATTCCTATGACTCCAAAACGTAAAAAATACAAAACTAAAGTAAGTAAAACAAAGAAATCATCTAAATAAGCATGACAAAGCCAACAGTAGGCAAAATAGCTACTGATCTTGCTGCAAAGACTCCTGAAACAAGAAGCCCCATTGAGCTTGAACAAGAACTGCATAAAGAATATGAGAAGAATGTTCTTGAATGTATTCAAAAAGGTGTGAAAGAGACTGATGGGGATTTCTTTATTGTCGTAATCACTAAAAAAGAGCCCTTATTCCCCAATGTATTACGACATTATTACTTTTGGCGCATCTCCTGTCCGACTCCCGATTATGATCAAACGGTTTATAAATATTCCCGAGATGCCCAAAGCATTGAATTCATATGGACTATACCATCACGAGATACCTCTTTCTTGCTGAAAGACAACAAATTAATAGTAGATCCTGCAGAATATGGGCTGCTTGAATTTGTGCTCAAATTTGATGATGGTACACTCAGAAAACTAGCTAAAAAGCTCAATGGCGAAAAAGAAGAATCCTCAGAACTTGCAAATTGAAGGGAGAACTATGAACAATACTGAACTTGATAAAGCAATAGGACCTATAGCAGGAACTCAGCCTGAAATGCCCGAAGAACAGATAGAGCAGGAAAACGTCGATCAGCAGCCAGTTGAAGACCTTCACCTTGAAAAACAGCCACAACCGGCTCAAAATGACCCTGTAAAACAACCAATCCAACCACTCAAGCCGGCACTTGAGCAGAATCTTAAGGCGTTGCGTGAAAAAGCGGAGCGGGCGGAACGGGAACGCAATGAACTCTTGCAAAAACTTTCGCAATATGAAAATCAAAAGCCTACAATTCCAGAAGAAGATTTGTCTTTTAATCTTGGTGCAGATGAGCTGGCTGAGGGCAAGCATATAAGCAAGTTGCAAAAGGCAACTCAGCGAGAACTTAAGAAGCAACAAGATGAACTAGCATCACTTAAACAACAAACTCAAGCAATGCTTATTGAGACCCGTTTAAAGGCAGAAAACCCTGATATAGAAAAAGTAGTTAATGAGGAAAATCTTAAGTCTCTTTCTGAAATGTATCCTGAGATTGCCCAGACGATATCTTCATCGTCGGATTACTATAGTAAAGCGAAAGCTGCGTATACGATGATTAAAAAATTAGGTATTCATGTAGAAGATAACTTTGCAGGCGAGCGTGAATTAGCTCAGAAAAATGCCGCTAAACCTCGACCACTCGCAAGTGTCTCACCCCAGATGGCCGAGTCACCCTTATCTCGAGCCAATGCATTTGCGAATGGTCTCACTGAAGATCTTAAAGCTCAATTATTAAAAGAGATGGAAGAGTCAGCTAAAAATTACTAATTACTAGGAGAGTAGTATGTCAAAGCCAGTATCAGAATGGTCTATGCTTGTGTATATGGCAGCTGATAACAGCCTTGCTCCCTTTGCTTCAAAAAACATAGATGACATGGTCAAGGGTCTAACTTCGACAAAAGACTGTAATGTCTTAGTTCAATGGGATAAGCCTCATGAGAGTAAGACATGGCGATATCAAGTAACACCAAAAGGAGCAGTCGATGTCGGTTCTCTTGATATTGAAATGGGTCACGATCAGACCAATGAGCTCATTGATTCTATGAAGTGGGTCATGAAAGAGTTCCCTGCTAAAAAGTATGCGCTCGTTTTATGGAATCATGGTTCTGGTATCGAAGACTTCTTACCAGATTCACGTCAGCGCTTAATATCTCGCGGTATACTCTACGATGATACTCAACAGACTTGTCTAACTAACCAAGGTTTATCTAACGCCTTATCGCAAATTAAGCAGACTATGGGGCATAATTTAGATCTTATTGCTATGGATGCTTGCTTGATGGCCATGACCGAAGTTGCCTATCAGATGAAAGACAGTGTTAATCTCTTTGTAGCTTCAGAACAGACGATTCCCGGTAACGGATACCCATATTCCCGCTTCTTGAACCCGTTATCTAAAGATCCGGCCGGAAGTACTCCGTTACAACTTGCTACGAACATGGTCGATGCTTATGGTGATTATTATACTCATGCCGATCCAACACACGATCACACGATTTCTCTTATTGATATAACTCAAATAGGCCAAATTAAGCAAAATATTGATCGTTTTATAGATGCAGTAAGCATTTGTTCCAAAATAGACGCTAAAGTAACTAAAAATATTGTTATTGCAGCACGCAGGGCTACTTTAGAGTTTGCAATGCCTGAATATATAGATCTTTACTCTTTTTATGCTAATATGCTGGCCCAAATCAAGAAAGTTTCACCACGAGATCCAGCAATAGCCAAATCAGCAAAGATTCTCGGCATATACAAAGCTGAAGAAAAATCACCCATTACTCCTGCGCTTAAGACAGCATTGGCAACTCTTACCAACGTTTTGAATACTGGAGTTAAAATGCTTACTACGGTCGTATTAAAGTGTGCTAACGGTCCTGTTTATGCAGGAGCTAAGGGCATCTCGATCTATTACCCAACGTCAGGCGACATAGACGAGTCTTATTCAAAAACAATGTTTGCAAATGATACCGGTTGGGTTAAATTTATAATGAATTATAAATCATAATCCTTCCTACCTACCTTACGGGGAGTAGTAATGAAAGAAACATACTGGTACGCGATTGTTTTAAGCATGCTTTTCTTTACGGCAATACTAGCTTTAGTTATTTGGTTTAGTCCCAAACATGAACTTATTGTTATAGATCAAAATCGAGTATACAGTATCGAAAAGCCAATTAAATCTGAAGCTCCCCAAGAAAATAAAGTAGTACAAAATCTTTAACAACAATCTCCTTTTTTCTTTTGCCAGCCGTGAAGAGACATCCGGCTGGTTTTTTGTTGTTTAAGTACGTTTATCGTGAATACTATTTTGGGACTGGTTTAGAACTTTCTACTTCTTCTTCAATCCGTATGCTTCTTATTATTGATTCCAATTCTTCCATCATCAATTTATGATGTTTGATGTAGCCATAAAATCCATTATCATGCCAATCGATTCTTCTTGAAAATTTTTCATCTTCTTTCTTTTTTCTTTTTATTACATCGAGTGTAAAATCTGTAACCGTGTATCTATAGATCGGAAGAGCGTCGTGTAGGGAAAGAGTGTAGATCTCGGTGGTCGCCGTATCATTAAAAAAAAAAA